TTTTGATGCATTTTTTACTTGACAAAGGTTTTTAAAAATGGTATAATATAACTATAGAGAAAAGAGAAAAATGAAACTATCCTATATACTTTAACTTAAAGTACCTCTGTTAAAGTAATTATGTTAAAGTTTACTGTTAAAGAATACGTACTCTACTACCTAACCTGAATGATTACGAGAGTAGCGTTACAACAGAGAACAAAGACATGTGTTAAAATATGTCCACAAAACAAATCGTATCTCACTTCAGAGAATAGATGTTCTTGAGGTATGATACTTAAGGTATTAATACTTAAGATTGAATTTTTAGATGATCTAAGGATCATTGGATTTAGCAAAGCTAAAAGGAGAAAACCAATTACATTATCAGAATTCAGACATTGGCTAGAGGGTTTTGAAGAATCCTTTACTCATTACCCCCCGAATATAGAACAATGGAATAAGATTAAAGAGAAGCTCTCTCAGGTAGGTGTTCTTCCTATTAAGATTGATTCCTCTGTCTTACCTAACCATATTCCCTACAAATCCCCCACTACAGTTAAATATTTGAAAGACGAGATTTGGTATTCGAATGAACCTAGAACTTCCGTCATTAATAAATCCTGATAGTGGATTAGATGAGAGAGAAGAGTATTTCTTAGATATCTTGTTCACAGAAGCCAATGGAAGCGTAGCTGAAGCTATGAAGCTCTCAGGATACCCCAAAGATTACTCTATAACTAAACTCCGGTCCAAGTTAGCTAAAGAGATCAAGCAAGCTACCAAAGATTATATTGTCTCTCAAACCCCCTCTGCTGCTATCTCTATTGTCTCTGTTCTTACTAATCCAAACGAACCGGGGACTGCCAATAAGATCAAAGCTGCTGAGAACATCCTAAATAGGGGTGATGTCAATAAGACAGAAGAAACCGGTGTGATTGAGGCTAAGAATGTTATTGTCCTCCTTCCTCCCAAGAAGGTTAGAGAGATTGAATTAGGACCGGGGGAATACAAACCGATAGAGGATTTAGATGAAGTTTGAGGACACTAAAGTTGATAGTCCTGTCCTCCCATTAGAGAGGTGGCAATCCTACTTCCGTAAGCTCCCTTATGGTGTCACTAAGACTGGATATCGTGTCCATCATGAAGACAAAAGGCTTCTTATCCCTGATCCCGATCAGATTTATTGGTTAGAGAAAGCCTTCGATTATATAGAAGCAGGGAATTCTCTTAGAGAAACCTCTGATTGGGTCTCCCAGAAAATTCATCGTTCTATCAATCATCAGACTTTAAGTAACCTATACAAAGAATTCAGAAAGCCTTATTTTAAGGGTAAGTCCCACCAACGTAAACGAGTCTCTCCCTCCGCTGCCACTAAAAAACTTCTCTCTATGAAGGCTCAGATGAGGGAACAAGCCAAAAAGATAGCCGCCCATGAAAAGAAGATGGCTCTTAAGGCTAAGCAGATTCAACCAGAGGATTGGACTTCTCCTCGCCCTGAACCAGAAAAGAAGGCCCCCCCACCGAAGTATTCTACATTAGAGGGTGATCCTAACGGTTACACGATTCAGGTCCTATTTAGACCTAATCCCGGTCCACAAGAGAGATTCCTAGAGTCCACAGAAGAAGAAATTTTATATGGTGGCGCAGCAGGTGGGGGTAAATCCTTCGCCATGATTGCAGACCCAATGAGATACTTCCATAATCCTAATTTTAATGGTCTCCTTCTCCGTCGTACCAATGACGCTCTCAGAGAACTTATCAGAGAGACTAGAAAAATGTACCCTAAGGCATTCCCCGGTGCAGTTTTCAAAGAACAAGCTTCTAAATGGGTATTCCCCTCAGGAGCTGAGTTCTGGATGTCCTACCTAGACGATGATAAGGACGTAGAAAGATATATCGGTCAGGCATTCACTTGGATCGGTATTGACGAATTAACACAGTATCCAACCCCCTATGCTTGGAATATGCTTAAATCTCGTCTCAGAACCACTGACCCCGCCCTCCAACCTTATTTGTCCATGAGAGCCACCACTAACCCAGGCGGACCGGGGCATGGATGGGTGAAAAGAATGTTCGTGGACCCTGCTATCCCAGGGGAACCCTTCTGGGCAACTGACCTTGAGTCTGGTGAAATTCTCCGTTATTCGGACACCCACCCAGACCCTCTCAAAAGAGGAAAACCTCTGTTCCAAAGGCTATTCATCCCCGCTAAATTGTCCGATAACCCCTATCTACATGATGATGGGTCCTATGAAAGAGGTCTTCTTGGTCTCCCCGAAGATCAACGTAGGAAGCTTTTAGAGGGTGATTGGTCTGTTATGGAAGGTGCAGCCTTCAGTGAATTCAACCCTAAGATTCATGTTGTCCCTAAAGACACAGAAATACCCCCTCATTGGAGACGGTTTAGGGCTTGTGACTATGGTTACTCTTCCTTTTCTTGTGTCCTTTGGTTCGCTATTAAGCCGGGTTCAGGTACATTATATGTCTATAGAGAGCTGTATACCTCAAAAAAGACCGGGGTAGAACTAGCTGATCTTGTGATGTCCATGGAGCTTGGAGACAGGGTTGATTACGGTGTCCTAGACTCCTCTGTCTGGCATAAACGTGGTCACAATGGCCCTTCTATCGCAGAAGAAATGATCGCCAGAGGGTGCAAGTGGCGGCCATCTGACCGGGGTGATGGTTCAAGAATTGCAGGTAAGAATAGATTACATGAACTCTTGAAGGTTGACCCCTATACTGAACAACCCGGAATCGTATTCCTAGAAAATTGTAGACAAATCATTGCTGACCTCCCTATGATCCCAATGGACCCAGATGGAGGGGAAGATATTGATGATAAATATGTCTCAGATCACTCATATGATGCCTTAAGATACGGTATTATGTCCCGTCCCAAAGGTGCTTCTAATTGGCAACCATGGGATCCCACTCCCACAAGTAAACAATCAAAATATAGACCAGCTGATCCTGTGTTTGGCTATTAAGGAGTCTTCCATGTCCAGTAAAAATTGTGATTATGATAAAATGAAATCTTCTATGACAAAAAAGACAAATAAAAAAGAGATGGCCAAAACTGTTTCTTTTCTAAAGCACACTATGAAGGGTAAGTAAATTGGCTTTCAAAACTATTGCAGATAGAATTAACGCTGCTATAAACACAGGAAAAGAAGCCAAGTTTTACGGGACTAATGACAGCCTTTCCATCGGTCCCGAGTATAATTTTACCCCTTCGGGGATTGCTTCTTATGTTCAAAATACAACATCAGCTAAGACTATCCCCACCGTTGTTAAGCGATCTGCTGTAAGGCTTAATACAAGTAGTTTATCAGGACTCCAATCTTATGAAACTTGGTTAGGTGGTCAAGCTGGCGGATTATTGGCTTTTCTTGCTGGCAGTAATTCCGCTAATGATACTATGGCTAATGTTATTACCGGGGCCTTGGCTGAAATCGCGACCTATTCCGCCCTCAATCGATTCGTATTGTGGACGTTTATGCCATGCACAGAAACTGCTGGTGAAGGGGGTTTGGATGTTCTCGCTGGTTTACATAATGATTATATTGACACAATATTCTCCGCTCTAGCTACTGCCATCCCAACTGGTGATATTTGGGTTCGAGTAGGTCATGAGCACAATTTTTACTCCGCCTATCCTTGGTGTTCAGCCTACCTGACCCCACAGCAATATGTTGCTTTGGATCAGTATGTTAAAAATAGGGCACGAGTTATTTCCACCCGTTTCAAATGGGCGCACTGCCCGAATTGGAATGTTACAGGAGATGGAAATGCTGACGTAGACCCCAGACTGTGGTTTCCAGGCACAGCCTATGTAGACGCCATCATGCCGGACTGCTACATGCAGTATAGTAATGTAGTCACTGGTACTGGTAGGACGATCCCGCAAGCTATTGATTACATGTTCACCGCGCCTTTTGGTGTCAATTTCTATACGAGATGGGGTGCGGAGCTAGCGCTTCCCATCGGCTTTTCCGAATGGGGGATTGACGATGATCGCCTGTCAGGGTTCATCAACCGAGTGTATGAGTGGGCCGATGAAAACCCTGTGATGTTCTTTGCCTACTGGGACAAGAACAGCCCCTCGTTCAGTTGCCGTATTTCGGACGGCTCGAAGGTTCAGGCAGAAGCGGCGTACAGGCCCGCGTTCAAGGGTGCACCGGTTACGTGGACGCCGACACTTGAATTCGGCCAAAACCTGTATGGCTGGCTCGACTTTACCGATGCGGCCACGATCACCAATACCGGCGGGGAAGTCGCCTCGATCACCAACAAGGGCGCTGGGTCTCCGGGTGCAGCTGCTAATGGCAATGCTGGTGCCCGCCCGACCATTGGCACTCGCAACGGCAAAGGTTCGGCGGTCTTCGACGGCGGCAATGATACATTGAGCCAAACGGTGATGAGTTCATTCATGCCCAACATGAATGAAGAAGAAACCATCGTTATGCAAGGCTTTCTGGATGCCGGGTCAAGTGGTTTTCAGTACATCACTTCTGAAGCCGACAGCGGTGCGACCGTCAGCCGTCACGCAATCGGTGTGCATGGCGGCATCTTGCGGACACAAACGTCGGCCTCTGTGTCAGGATCGAATGTCAATGGCGTGGATTTCCCCGTCAGCACACAGCCGGTTGTCGATACCGATTTACGCGGCGATGATGCATCCGTCATCGTGACAATCGGGCCTGCGCAAGACAGCGCCTATAACCAGACCGTCCAGGCATCCGTCAACGGCTCGTGGTACACGAATATCAACAAACGGCGTTGCAGCGTCAGCACGACACCAACACGTATCGTCTACGGCGCAGACGCCACTAACAGTGGCGGCGTGGGTAACTATTGCCCGTGGACAGCCCAGCACTTCATGCGAATCAATTATCGTATCAGCCAGCGAGTGGCCGACCGACTCTCTGGATGGCTCGCATCGCAGATGGGCTTGACTTCACTACTCCGTGCCAGCCATCCTTATAAGACTATCGCTCCGACATACGGTTTGCCAGCGGTGACCTGAGCCACACCCTTACACCATTTGGGGGTGTTTTAACTTAGATATTCTGTTCGAAATTTGTAACTAATTTCAGCCCTCTCGCATACAGCCTTAATTCGGTCATTAACAGACCATCTAGTTTAAAATATGAGGTTAATTATATGTCATTTGTAGATATACCTTCCACGTCGACCTCTACAGATGTGGCACCTTCCGTAATGGAAGTTGAAGCAATGGGTTTGGAGGACGAAACTTCAAATGAAGCTCTCAGAGAGACTGATCCACTCGTTGATTTCATTACAGAGAAGTTTAACAGAAGTAGAGATAAGAGACGTACTGATGAAGAAAGATGGCTAGAGTGCTATCGAAACTACAGAGGTGTCTATGGCTCTACTACTCAATTCACTGACACTGAAAAATCCAGAGCTTTTATTAAAATTACTAAGACTAAATGTCAAGCAGCATTCGCTCAGATCGTGGATGTTCTTTTCGCAGGTAATAAATTTCCAATTGGTGTCCAAGCACCTAGAATTGCAGTTGGTGTTGATGAAGCTCTGAACTTCGACCCTAAGGACCCTGCAGCAATGCAACAGCAGGCTACCCCTCAGTCAGGACAGGACTCTCAGCAGTCTCTTCGTTCTAACCCAGCGATGGCTCCTCATATCGCTAAGATATTTGGTCCTAAGAAACAACTCCTTGAAAAAGTCAAGGACAAACTAAACAGTGGTGTTGGACTAACTCCTAACGCTGTAACTTTCCAGCCAGCTATCGAAGCTGCTAATAAAATGGAAAAGAAAATCCAAGACCAGTTGGATGAAGCAGATGCTGCCTCTAGTCTTCGCTCTTTCGTGAATGAATTGACTATTTTCGGCACTGGCGTATTTAAAGGTCCTTTTGCCACTGACAAGGAATATCCCAAATGGGATGAAACTGGTACATACACACCAACGATCAAAACTATTCCTGACATGGGACAGGTCTCTATTTGGAACTACTACCCAGATGCAGATGCTCAATGCCAGCCTCAAGCAGAGTGGATCGTTGAACGTCATAAGATGTCCCGGACTGATCTGAGAGAGCTTAATAGAAGACCAATGTTCCGTAAGAAGAATATTGAACTTCTCATTTCTGATGGCCCTAACTACGTCAACCAATGGTGGGAATCTCAGTTAACTGATAGTTCTTTTGCGACTACCTGGGAAAGGTGGGAAGTATTGGAATATTGGGGTATGGTTGATAGAGAACTTGCTAAACAATGCAATCTCAAAATTCCCAAGGAATATAAAGAGTATGATGAATTCCAAATTAATGCTTGGGTTTCAGGAAATTATGTTCTTCGACTTGTGATCAATCCTTTTAAGCCTGCACGTATTCCTTACCATGCTGTACCTTATGAAATCAACCCCTATTCTTTCTTTGGTATTGGTGTGGCAGAGAACATGATGGACTCTCAGTTGCTTATGAATGGTTTTATGCGTATGGCTGTTGATAATGCTGCATTGAGTGGTAATGTTATCTTCGAAGTTAATGAAGATGTTCTTGTTCCAGGGCAAGATTTCGATATCTATCCAGGTAAGGTCTTTAGACGCACTATGGGTAACGAAAACCAGAGGGCAATTGTCTCTGAAAAGATTGATAATGTAACTCAGGAAAACATGATTCTCTTCGACAAGGCAAGACAGCTTGCAGACGAGTCTACCGGTATGCCTTCTTACTCTCATGGTATGACTGATGTCATGTCTACTGGTAAGACTGCTGCTGGTATGTCTATGTTGATGGGTGCAGCCGCACAAAATATTAAAGCGGTTGTGAGAAATATTGATGACTATCTCTTAACTCCTCTCGGTAGAGACTTGTTCTCCTTTAACATGCAATTCAATTTCGATAAGGATTTTATCGGAGATGTTGTAGTTGTTGCTAAGGGTACGGAAAGTCTTATGAGAAATGAGGTACGTTCTCAGAAACTCCTCCAACTTGGACAGTTTGCTGCTGGTAATCAGATGATTGCACCCCTCGTTAAGTGGGATTATATTCTCAGAGAGTATGCTGCTTCTCTTGATCTTGATGAAGAT